GGGGTGAGTGGCTAGGGCTTCGGGTCGGCTTCGCCGAGAAGATTACCTGCAGTGAGGGGGACCAGTGTAATTTATACACCGGCTTGGTGTAGCGAAGCACATGACAACAAGCAAGACTGCTAGTTTTTACTTAACCGAGACTGTACTAATACCGACTGCTGCTGCTTCTGGATCACGTGTCCAGGGCGAAATTGACATTGGAGGACTTGTCAACATAGCTTCTTCTGAAGCATTGGCTATTGAATCTGTAGATTTCGTAGTACAAGTTGGCGATGATTTCGCTGGACCTATCTCTCAATCTTTAGCAGGTGATGGTTCAATCAATATGCAAGTTACCGATCTAAACCCAGGAACACTGTTTGTACGTGCAGACAATAACAACCTAATTGGTTCAATGCACTTGGATGTTGACCAGGGTAACAACGTAGGAACCTCAACTCAAGACTTTTACCCAGACAACTTTGGCAAACTTAGTGAAAGTTTCTTTGCAGTTAACGATACTCTCTACCTGGTAGGTGGAATTGATGCAAACGCAGCTAACACTAACCTATACATGACTTGCAGAATCAAGGCAAGAATTGCCAAATTGTCGAAGATGGACTGGATGGCTCTAGCAATTCAGAGTACCGCAAACAGCGACTGAGGTTGTTTAGTGTGGTTGATGAATCACTGCAAGAAATTATTCTTGCCGCTTTTTTGGCTGGTGTCAAGGCTGGTGTTGTGGAAGAAGGTATTCCCGCGGCTAAGAAACACGGGAAACAAATCGGTAAGCGTATCATTAGGGGTCGAGGCAAATCTATGCCTGGGGCAACAGCACGAAGAAGAGTAAGTGCATATCAAGCTGCGTACGGTAAAAACTTCAAACGCCTGGCTCCTAAGAATAAGAAAGCCAATGGATCTTGGAAGAAAGATGGATTCAAGCGTACACAAAAAGCCGCACATGCTGCTACTAAGAAGGAGATGAAGAAATGAATTCAATTAAGACAGTATTTCCGAGTTTAACATCAACATGGACTTTAGCAACAACTACCTGGACTCCAGATACTACTAACGCATACAAACTTAAATCATCTGGTTTACCTACTGGTTCTGCTTTTGTTTGGGATTCTACTATTGATCTATCTAGTTTCAAAGTTCAAGATAAAACCTTCTTTCCTAGAGACTTAAGAGTTCAATCTCCCGGCTTACATCTTTGTGGACCAGATGCAGCAGCATGGAATAACTTAGCAGGTGTAGAAGTTATGGATATTATTTCCAGCGTACCAGTTACAGAAACTCAATTACTATCTGCTATTCTAAATCGCAAGTTTCCTGGCATGCCTGATTTCCCACTTGATGATCAATTCATTATGATGGGTAAGTATTGTGCATATGCAGCAGATACTAATCTTTCATTCCCTGGTCTAATTAACCTGGTTAAGGAAGCAAACTTTGGTTCTGGTAATCCTACTGCAGCGGAAAAATTGTATTGTTATCGAATAGTAGTACCGCGCTCGGGCCCAGCCCCACCATTAGATGCGGCCACAATAGAAATTCCCGGTACACGTTATGAGATCGTAGGAAGAGCAGAACATGAAGATGAATTAGAATACATCTACAGGCTAAGACAATCTTACGAACAAAAGCAGGGATGAGCATGAACGCAAAAGAACGCGCTGCTTTTTTGCGTGGTTACAATGCAGGACGTGCGGTAACTAGAGATGATGTCGAAAGTGGATCACTATCGAAGACGTTTAGAAAAACTCCATCAATGTCTCAAAAGACAATCGATAGATTGATTCGAACCTACGGTGTTTAAGATGGCTCGTTTTAATTACGGATATTATTTTGGTACCTGGTCAAAACTTCGAGCTACGTATGATGGCTATCGAAATCCCCAGGGCGGTCAAGATTCAAATATAGATCTTGATGATGATGATATGTCTAGGTTGCAAGATATTGCTCCTGCAGATTATATGGACTATCGTCGTCCAGAACGTGATGATGATAGAGAACGTGATAGAGATCAATTCGAATATGACCGTTCAGGAGATTTACAAGAACAAGATTACTTTGAAGGATTAGAAAGAAGTCGAAACGACTCTAGATATGCTGATCGTTATACTTGGGACCAGTACGATGGTGGCTATAGTTATCGATATTAAGCCTGGCAATCAAAGCAAATGTAGAATGGCTTGCCATCGTAGTAGCCATAATGCAAACTCATTAGTTTGTCATCGCAATAGCAATCACATACTTTGCATAACTCGTAAGTGTCAATCATTCTTCTTCACCTATGTAGTTAAGGTGAGCGTGATAATCACAATATAATCTAGATGTACGAGGTCTTCCACATCCTAAGACGCATTCTCTTTGCATCCTCTGCAACTCTGGACTAATCTTATTGTCTTCTGACCTAAGTTTGGCCCTAACCCATGCAGAAAAGTTTGTTTTCTGCTTTGCTAATTCCCAAGTTACGCTATCTAATGTGACATTTATTGGTCTCATATTACTGGCCAGTATTGAATTGGTTATAGATTTATGCGCACGCATAGCAAAATAAGACCCTCCTATACTAGTCAGTTTACTTTTTTGACTAGGGTAGTTATACACTACCCGTAGTATTAGGGTGGTAGGGCGGGGTGAGTGGCTAGGGCTTCGGGTCGGCTTCGCCGAGAAGATTACCTGCAGTGAGGGGGACCAGTGTAATTTATACA